GCCTAGGTCCGTCCACCCATACCTGTCCTGTCTCATCGCATTGCCCATGGATGGCATGTGAGTGCCACCTAGTGCCTTTAATGAGCCAGCACCGGGGAATGCATTGATTGCTGCTCCTAGGACCGTTGCTAGCTCCTCACCGTTCTGGCATCGCGTGGCATCCACTACGACGTACTCCATCTTGGCATCCGCTGTTGCCACAGCTTCACTACCATTGCCCACATAGTCCAGTATGCGACCAGTGAGCACTCCAGATGTCCTGAACGCAGTTGGGTGTATCTGATTGGCACGCTCCCAGTTGCTACTCAACACCCTAGAGGCCGACTTTCCAGCATGAGGTGGGTTGAACGTGATTTGGTTGTCTAACCATGAGCCACCGGGATGGAAGCCACCATCCATGTGCCATACCGTGTCGGCGGCTGTGGCTATTCCGAAGCCTATCATGGGTGTGTGCATCTTAGGGGTGATTCTAGTCAGGTCAGCCGCATTGTAGGGGGTGCCGTAGTTCAACTGCTGGCCGTAGTGCCTGCCATGCTCGGGCCTCTGTGCCTGCTCGCCCTTCATACAGTAACCCGCTGGTGTCTCCCAGTTGACTACGGTGAGCCAGTGAAAGGCTGCGGTGCCTGAGTAGTATGCTTTGCTGGGGGGCCTGTACACATGCCTCTCGTTCTCTATGGAGTTGGGGAATAGTTGCTGGTCGTTCCCCAAACCACTGTGACCACCTTTGAATGGTACTCTAGCCCATGTGCTACTGCTAGTAATGACTCTACCGGGGAACGGCTCCTTGACATTCGCAGTACCGCTCTCGCTATTGAGCGCAGTTTCATTTGTAAATGGGAATGCCTGTCCCGGACCGAAGACGAGGTAGGTGGTCTTGCTGTCAGTGCCATCCACATGGTCCTCGTAACGGGCTGTCGGGTGAGCGAACCTGAGTACTATGGGGACTGGTTTGGCTTGAATCTCGACACTGCTGTATGTGGTGTCTCCCCTGAGTAAGTCAGTGCTGAGTATGTTCTGCTTGTTGAACGCGGGAGGTGTGATGCTACCACGATGCTGGTTGCACAGCGCCGCACCGGGGAAGAACGCGAACATGGCGTTGGTGTCCAGCATGGCGAAGCTGGTGGATATCTCGTTCGCATTCTGCAACCCCGCCACCCCTGTGGGGCCATTAGCGTATGGGTGGGTGTAGAACGAGGAGTAGTCGTTGGTAGTCCCATCGTTGACGTCAAGCACCACACCGCTGAACCCACCACCGAAGAAGACCGGCACACTGTGGTCCTTGCTGCTCTTGCCACCACGGAAGTACACCACTGGCTCTGAGAACACGCTACCTAGCGAGCGTAGCCCATCGAACTCCTTCTTGTTGTGCCTTTGTAGAAGCCCCTCCGTATTTCTGCTAGTGGGAAAATCATCTCCAGCATCCGCTACCTTCCAGCTTAGCTCAATCTGTGGATTGGAGCCCGTCCTGCTTTCGGCTTCTATCGCATACGTCCCTAGCCACACTCTAGCTCTCTCACCCACTGGTGATATCTTACCAGCCGATGATGCATCTGCCCCTGAGGGTATCAGGAACGACTGCATCTCGTTGGAGAGTTTGACGAAAGTGGACCAATTGCTCTGATTGGTAGCACCAAGCCCATCATCGGCGGGAAAGTGGTAATGGGGGTTGTCAATCATAGGCAGTATGTGGTCGCCTGATGAGCGTGTGAACTGTATGCCCTTGAGCCCCTCCCTCCAGTTGTTGATGTCCACTGGCGTGTTGCTGGAGTCAACTAGGTTGGGTGATGCTGTGTTTGCGTTAGGCCCTCTAGACGTGGTTGTTATCTCTAGTAAGCTAAAGGGGATGTATCCGCAATCAATGCCTTGGCTGGCGTCTATGTCACTATCGCTTATCGGTCGCTTGCCATGTGCCGTGCTCGTGCTACTATCGAACTCCCACTCGCCATCAGCCGTTCTCTCGACTAGTCTGACCTCACCGAACTCCAAGTGTGATGCGTGAATGCCATAGTCTCGTTTGACTGAGCTACTGTAGGATTGGCTTAGGGGCACTACTGGGCTTCTAGTGTTGTATGCCCTGATTCTTATGGCATCTTCCTTGACACCCCATTGACCGAAGGTCCTGCCATCGGTGGCGTACATCTCCCTGCAATCGAAGATGTGCCCCTCCTCTGAGTTAACCTCGTCCCCAGCATTGATAGCAGCGGCAGTCACAGCGGCGATGAGTTCGTCAGTCACCAACGTCGTCCAGTTCAATACGGATGAGATAAGTATCTCATTGGGTAGTGCCACTAATCCAGTGCAACCGAAGAATGTGGTCGAGTCCCTAGACGAGTAAGACACGGTAATACCCACATCGGGAGCAGTCTCATGGTCGGTGATTTGTATGATTCCGTTCTCCCTAGGGAACCCCAGATAAGCCAGTAAGTCCCCTTTGACGGTCACATTGCTATTCAGGAAGCTAGTGTCATTGAAGGGGGACTTATCGAAGGTTATGGCCAGCGTTTTGGCACTGGTGTCCTCAACTGCACTGACATGAGCCACAGCGTTTGGAGCATTGACTCCCCTCCACCTAGCTCCCCTCCAAGAGCTAGTGGTCACAGTGCCACTAGCATCACCGGTAACAAGCCTGCCTGTAGCATCCCCACTGCCGGACATGTGCCCACCTATGGTGAAACCACCTTGACCTGCGCTTCTATCGTCAAAGAAGATACACACCTCGTCCTCTATAGTAGAGGGGAGTATTGTGTTCTCGTTAGCGAATGCGTCACCCATCTTGCGATATATGTACCTCAGACCGCTCTCGACACCTAGGTTGTCCTTGAACCTGAAGCCGAAGAGTTGTCCCTTACCCACTGCGTCGGGAGTCGTATCGGTCGTAGGCACATGGCTTGAGTATGCAGTTTGACCTGAGCTACCGTATCTGTTGTTGAACTTCTCCTCGCCTGTTTTACCGAAGCCCCAGTTACCTGCATCAGGCGCCCAACCGGGCACACCACTGGCCACAAGTCCACCGAAGTTGATTCTCGATATGGCTCTCTTACCCACTCTAAGCCCCTTGACTAGGGATGAGGACGAGCCTTTGACATCGAGTGACTCCGTATTGACTGTATTGTGCCCCTTGCCACTTATGGAGTCGGAGACTGCTCTCATGACTGCGGAGTCCTCGTAGTCAGCGACGCTCGTGACGTCCTCCCCGCTATCCACTGAGGTGACATACTGCTGTAATGTTGTGATTGGGGCGAATGGCCTGCCGTTCTTGTCCAGAGGCATAGGGGCAGGGTGCATGTTCTCACCCTCTCTCTCGTCTGGGAGGGCCCAGAAGTTTCTCCACCTCCCACCATGTCCCACTAGGAACTGGGGTTGGTAGACGCTCTGTCCCTTGCTGTTGTCAAGCCACACGCAGAAGTTCCTACCGGATGCACCCGGTACCGTGCTGTGTATCACCACAGTGTAACCGATGTCGCCATTGAGGTCCTGAACCTCCCTGCCTATATGGGCTCTGATGTATCCCATGTGCGCTCCCCTATCACCGTTGTCGATGTGCCAGAAAGGCGCAGGGTCATGAGCAGAACCGCTTAGCAGTCTAGCGTTCAAGGCGGCGTGTTGGTTTATCAGCCTGACAATCTCCTCAGCGGCGGCGAGTGTGCTGGTGACGCCATCCCTCTCTGCTACCTCACCGGTGTCTATGGTCAAGCGTCGCACGAAGTCCATGTCCTTCCACTGCGGTAGGTGCTGTAGCCTAGTCTCCTCGTGGGAGGAGAGGTCCAAGCTGGTGCTACGAACGCCCTTGAGACAGAGGTAAGCAGGGATGACCCTAGTGCCATCTGGCGTATCGAAGAACGTGGACGGGTCTCTTAATGTACAACCTGTCGTTCCCTCCCTGTGTTCTATTATCTTCTTCACAAACGCATCGACAGTGTCGAAAGGCGACCTAGTAAGGAAGTGCTTAGTATCAGCAACCTTGTGAAGGACGACTGAGTCATTGGTTCTAGGAGTCAAGCTGTATCCGTTCCTGAGACCGGTCACCGCACCACCGAGCGAGTATCCGGCATGCACGTGGTGACCATGTGCCTTCCCGTATATCCTAGAGCCAGCTAGGGTCCTGCCGTCCGTGGGCAGGTCGACTGTCTGCTCGTCGAACGTCCCGCTGTCCAACAGGTCCTCAGTCTGCCTGTTAGCCAAGTCATGGGCATATGCGCTCTCTATGAACTTGGACTGCTGTGTGCTTCGTATGTACGGGTTCTGGGACAGGTAGCCGTTAGTGACGTCTATCTGTGTGGTCCATGGACTTGGGCCAGCGCCGTTGTACACGGCATTGACTTGATGTAGCTCAGTCCTAGCGCTACCACTCTCAACCACCTCCTTGGGCCACCCTATTTGGACGGCTTGCGCACTTGATTGAACTTGCATGTGTATGTCTTGGAATGCTATGAACTCCCTGTCGTGAGCGACATCGTACAGCAATACACGAGCGTGTCCCTCATCTGACAGGTAGGAGTCCACGAAAGCCACAGTGGGAGCCTGCGACACAGTGAGACCGAGTGCTAGGTAGTTCTCCTCGATTGTCCTGTTGACGTGCTGTGCGTAGTTCCTCGCAGTCTCTAGGCAGGTATTCCCGATGAGGAAGTTCTCTATCGGTATGCTATCTCTGGGATTGGTGCTGTCGAGCACCCCCGACCCGCCGTTGAACTCGCTCCATACCTCTGCCTCGTTGTAGACACCACGGCTCTTTGCGAACATCCCCTCGACGGCATGTGGGTTGTTGTACGACATGTTGGACCATATCGTGTCACCGTTTCGCAAGCCACCGGGAGCATACGGGTTGAGCCAAGTGGCGTTGAGTATGGCGTCCTCGTCCTCGTAGTCACCCATCCAGACGCCTAGTTTGACAGTGCCACTGGGTATCTCCGGTATGGCTGCAGTGAAATCGATGGTTTGCTGGTTGCTGGAGTTTATCTCCGCAACCTCACTGACCACGCCTATCTTCTGTATGACGTCAGTGGTGGTGTCCTCGAAGTAGTATAGAGTGTCCCCTGTCTTTACATTGATGCCATGCAGGTCATTTACGTTCTTACCATTGGCTGACGTCACTGTTATCCTGAATGGAGATGATGAGTCCGCAGATTGGTTGGTTATCTCCACATCGGCTATGTTCAAGCTGTTTTTCAACTCACGATAGTACTGAGAGCCATCAAGAACCTCAGCAGTGACTGCCGTCCCCAGTATGCTCCTGCACTTTCTAGCAAGGGTAATCTCAGCACCCTCAGGCAAACCGTCTGTTTGTAAGTTCTCATCATCGCTAACAGTTCTTGCTGTTCCAGCACCTATGGTTATGGTAGTCGCTGTGACCGCCGTTACCACCCCTACAATAATACCCCCATCATCGTAAAGATTACTTCCTACTGAAAATATAGTAGTAGCATCCACTCCTTCAACGTCAAATGCTGAGGTAATACCTCCAGTTGTTTGATTTTTCTTAATCACGCCAGTTGAGTACTTGTTAGGGGTGAACCCAGTTGACGTGTTATATACTAGAACTATGCTGTTCTTTGGGACGGCTGTGATTGTGGCTCCCGTTAGAGTCTTGATGTGACCGTGATACTGGAATCTGTGGATGGTGCCATTGTCATCATACTGCACTTCGTAACCCAAGTCCCCCACATTGGATGGGGCATCGGCCAACGAGTCATAACCCAAGTCAGGGAATTTAGCGAAGTCATTGGAGCTCAGTGTTATGATTACAGCCTTGTCCTGATTCGACAGAGGTATCGTCTTAGTAGACAAGGCCTTACCGAACGCACGTTTGACTGCCACTTGTGCTGCATGTGGATTGGACTCAGGCCCAGCCTTGAACTCCACTGCACTGACATACTGACGTAGGCCGTAGTCCACATTACCTCCTTGCGTCTTCACACTAGCGGCATCATGGTAGTACTCGTCCCTATCCTCGAAATCGGATGACGGGGTTATCTCGTCTGATGCCAGCGGTGTATTGCCTTCCTCAAAACCAACTCCACCCAAGAACACTGCTTGACCCGCTCTGAGGTCCTCGAAGAAGCCATCACTGTGCCCATGTGGCATGGAGCTGGTGACTAGTTGGATATACGTATTGCTGACGGGGTCACCCGTGTACCAGCACCACTCACCATTAGCCAACCAGACCTTTCTGTATCTATGTGCGTTCCTTATTCCCTTGTATTCGTCTCTATCGGTATGTGACTCGGGAAATATACTGAGGTCGTTGACATGCAATCTGCGATTAGCGGCATCATACTCAGTGATGAATGTAGAATTGACATACTCCCTGTTGGATAAGGCGATTGAATAAGCTGATTGGGCCTCCCTGTCTGCTGGTTCCGTGTCCACAAGCCTCCTACCGACTGGACTGGGATTGTAGGTATGTGCGGTGTGCGTGGCGTCGACGTGTATCTTGAACGAGTTGTCAGGACCGACGGATGAGTCGAAGAACTGCTTGGAGAAAAAGGGTATCTCAGCTATGGCTCTAGTGCTGGCATATTGCGTACCTAGCTGGTAGTCGTGTTGCACATCGCTCAGGGCCTGATGCATCCTGTCATTGACCGTGGTGCCGTTCTCCAGATTGGATTGGTCACCAAAATCAGGCTCACTGTGTATCGTGAAAGTAGCGAATATGTCAACACCCGCACTAGTAACCCCCTCCATCAAGCCACTCGCTCGTAACAGTCTCTGTATGTTCGTGTACTCTGTGCCATCAGAGCTAACGTAGTAACCGCTACCTACGGCTTGTAGAGTGAAAACGAACGTGTCTCCCGTCTTACTGGCATACCTAGCGTTACTTCCATCTGGTAGGTATATCCTACCTAGTTTAGGGAATCCGTACGTTCCCCAAGACGCTAGGTCCTCACTCTCATTGTTGAGCGGTTTCACATATAGAGTACCAACAGTATCTCCAACACTACTGGCACCTGTAGGTACATTCAACCTGTACGCAGAGACGGAGTATGACCTACGTGTGGAGTACGACTCATGGGCCAGCATGCTCTTCTGGAACACGGGTCTGGTGTCGATGGCACCTTGTCCCGGACCACCTAGGGTCACTGTTATTACAGGCGCATTGGGCTCTATCTCCTTGACAACGTGGGAGTCAGGGCTACCCCTACCGGAGAAGTTCATCGCTCTGGAGACTATGGAGTCGCCTATGCCTATGCAGTTGATTGCCTCTACTGCTCCCTCGCCGTCAACGCTCTCCTCTATGCTCCTGACCTTCACCCTGCTCATCATATACAGCAGGGCCGCTTGGTTGGGCGTGCTGCTGATGTTCACCTTGGAGAGCAGTCCGCTCCTCTTCCTGTCACAGGGTTGCACTATGATGCGCATGTCGTTGTCAGAACCACTGGTCAACAGGTAGTTGTCCACGATGTCGAACACCTCGTGTATGGGTGTGGCCGAGGACACTGTGCCAGTATCGAACTGGCCAGCGGATGGGCTACCGACAGCCAAGTCCGGGTCCACCCTCCTGTAGCTACCCTTGTCAGTGATGGCCTTGTCCTTGTTGACCTTCTCCAAGTACAGCTTGTGAAACGCTGAGTCATGGGTGCCAGTCGTGCTGGTCGAGTCGAGTATCACGCCGGGGGTCTGGTTCTGTATAGAGTCGGAGTTGTTCCTCGGTGTGTAGTTGGCTGGTGTGAGTGACTCGTCTATCTCGTCGTCAGCGGAGTGTCCTTCCGAGGTATCGCCCACTAGACTGTGGTCATACAGTATGGCGTCATTGGTGTTGATGTCCTGTGAGCTGACTTCTATGTAGCCTCCGGGGGCATGTAGGGTCATTCCTGAGGATATGGCGTGGATGATTGAGTCGTATATGTACTCAGCCCCACTCACTAGCGTATCGGAGGACGGGACTGTCTTCTCGACCATCAACAGCGGTTGCACCGTTCCACTCATGCTCTCCCCAGTGAGGTCTATCGCATTGTAGTGTATCTCCACGAAGGGAGCTAGTGTGGGAGTCAGGTCAGACAGCCTAGGAACGTGTAGGATAGCCACCCTGCTCTCCTTCGATGGCTTGACGTGGTACTTCCGTATGTCACTGCTGATATGCGTCTGAGCGTCATCAGGGTCATGTTTCTGGAAGGGCGGTATGGGCCCCTTGAGTGCGAATGGGGTGTAGTCGAAGTTAGGCCCGCCAATGGCAATGAGCTTCCTCTTGCCAGCAGGTGGGCTGGTGGTGCCGTTGTAGGAGTTGTACGCGGCAGTCACAGTGCTACTGCTGACGACGTCCTTGATTTCCACGGCTCCGAACTCACGATAGAGGTCAAGCACGCTGTTGACTGACACTACCTTGTCTATGCCGCTCTGCATCTCATCGTAGATGATGTCCACCACATCAGCGGAACCATCCGCTCTCTGGTCAATCAGCTCAGCGGAGGCCTTGGGCAGTATCCTGAGGTAGGAGTGCCCCTCGACATGGTTCTCTATGTGTCTGCCGCTGTGCCCTATCTGGTAGGCGGCATCCACTGTCGTGGGCCATGTGGCGGCGAAGGGGTTGTTGGTGTCGGAGGTGGTTGTTGACATTGCCGACGAGTACACGAAGCCATGGTTGCCGAACTCGCTCTCGTCTATCACCATCTGCCCGGTCCTGTCTACAATCTGTGATGTGTAGTGAGGTGGCTGGTATGGGTTGCCCGTCGCTGTATCCAGCAACAGGTCGGAGCTGACTACGACGAAGTGGTTGTCCACCCCAGCGCTCCTCGTATGCAGGGCAGGGAGCAGGCCGTTGGTGGATGAGGCGAAGTCTAGGTGTATGCTGGACACAAGCAGGTTGCCGGTATCGACGTTGATGCTATGGAGCCTCATTCTCTCTGGCGGTTTGCCATTGGGGGCCTTCGTGTCCGGGTCTATGCCATTGGGATTGATGAGTATGTTATACGGCGTGTGCGATACGGCATGGGTGACTAGCGTGCCAGACTGGTAGTCCAGCACCTTGTAGTCCCCGCTGGAGTACTTGTGCACACCAGTAGAGTCCTTGGAGAAGACGTAGTTGCTCGTGACGCTCGATAGCCCAGTGAGCCTCTTGGCTAGTGTGGTTGCATCTGCGCTCGACATGCTGATTTGCGATATCGTGACGCTGACGCCATCTATGGTGGTGCCGTTGTTGGCTATGGAGGAGAACGTGTAGACGCCCTCTATCGGTGATATCGGCTCCTCGAACCTGTATAGCAGCAGCGTGTCTGCATCAGGCAGTGGGCAGTTGTTGTTTATCATGGCGCTCTTGAAGTTACCATTGATATGTATGGCCTCCATAGTCCCACGGAACTTGCCCCCCTTGCCACCGATGTAGGTCTGCTTGGATGACTCAGCTAGGGTGAGGTTCTTGTTCTTGGTGGACTCTGCCGCGACCAGCTCCCCGTTCACGTACAGCTCGACCGAGGATGCCCTGACAGCCCCAACCACGTGTATCAGTGGCCTGTGGTTCTTGTTGAGGTCAGTCGCATCGTCCCTGCCACTGACGAAGCGGTTGTATGAGTCCTGTACCCCTTGGTACTCGATGTGCGGGTAGACCATCCCCTCGTACCTGTTGGATGAGAAGTTAGCAGTGGTGAGGGTCACCTGAGTCTCCCCGTTCTCGCCCGCTAGGTTCACGGTGAACGTGGCTGGTCCGGGCGTGTCGATGTTGCCTAGAGTTAGCTCGAACTGCCCCTCCTTCTCTATTATCGTACCACCGCAGTCAGGCATGACCCAAGCCTCTACCGTCATGTAGCCACTGAAGGAGCCTGATGTAGCACCACTTCCCCTGTAGGACAGTGGCGAATCCTCGGATATGATTGGCCTGACATCCGGGGTGCCTTGGGTGGTCTTGGTTCCCAATGAGGAGAATAAGCCCTCGGGGACGACTATGCTGTCGGTTATGCCGTTGAAGAACATCGCATGGTTCTTACGGCTGATGACTGTCATTTCGCTCACTCCATCAGGATAGTATCATGTTGTCTATTGGGGCGAATATCATGTTGAAGTTGTAGACCGACTCACCAGCGTCGTAGGTTATGTCGAACTTCTGCACAGCTCCCTGTATGCCGGTCAGCTCTTTCTCCATGTCAAATTCCACGCTTGCTGGGTGGTCATTATTCTCCGACGTCTTCTCCTTGCCGTAGTAGAAACCTGTTGGCATGAAGAAGTTACGAGCTACGTACTTCTCCCCTCCCTCTGCTTTGAGCGTCGAGTTGTATGGTATCTGTATGCCGACTATGTAGTCTTGTAGCTCAGAGCCCTTTACTCTGTTGCGTGAGCCTATTCTACCTGTGAATTTACCAATCGTCCCTCTCCTAGTGCTGTTGTTTATAATTCCGTAGAGGTCTTGAACCTTATCTCCAGCGGATTTTATAATCGAATCAGTCCCACTTGAGAATTTAGTAAAGACAGGCTCCTTGAAGTAAGAGCCCGTAGATGCGTTAGATGCAGTGCCTACTTTCTTGAATCTAGGGGTAATCCTTCTTGTAGCGGTATCTCGCCCATTCGTCGTCATAGATATCGAGACAACACAATTAGCTGACAATAGATTAGTACCACTATCTGCCTTAAGACCCTCAACGACTTGAGCAGTGTACTTAGATGAAAGTTGGGCGTTTATGTATGCCGCAACTGCTGTTGCTATGTCTTCTGGAGTGCTACTATTGTGAACTAGAACAGTTGGAGTGCTACCCGCACCGGCAGTAGCGTGGTATGCCGTGCTACCTGAGCCATTGTTAGTGAAGGGTATCGAGTCGAATTGTGATGCGTTGACTGCGGTGAAGCTCTGAAGCTGTAACTCTATGCCAAGCAACTGAGGTATGTTGGTGGAAGTAGCAAAAGGCAGGTGAAGCTCCGTGTCATCCGTGAAAGTTAAACGAATTGCTTCCAATCTACCAAAGTTGATTGACGCGGAATGAGGTGCGGCTGATGTACCAACACGGTCGTCCGCTATGATGCCTTGGATGTTTATCATGGCGCTGTTGACGTTCCAGTCCATACCTATCCTTCTGCTACCAGTCCAAGGCAGCGCAGAGCCACCAACCTTCCTCGTGGTGCTGAGGACCATGTTAGTGGCATCCAACTCTATGAGATTGCCGTTCTCCTGAACCAGTCTGATAGGGATGCCCTTGGCCATCAGGTGTACCTCCCACGAGTTCTTCCCCCACCGGAACTACGTGAGATTTCTTGCTGTACCAAGTCGCCTATCTCCCTTGCCATGGCTCTCTTGTCAGTGGCATCGGTCATACCGCTGAGATTGAATGTCATATCGAAGTTGTAGGTGGCACCGCCTGCTACTGCTGTGCCTACGTTAGTGGTGCTACCACCACCGCCTCCCCCGCCGCCGAATACGTCCTTACCGAAGTCGTACACTTTCTCCAGCGCATTGCCTATTGCGTCAAACAACCTGCCTAGCGTAGCGTCGTACACTCTGCTCATGAAGCCCGTTAGGCTGCTCCAAGCGTTGCGTATCCCGGAGAAGACTCTCTTCGCTGCTGACTCAAGGCCATCGAACGCGAAGGTCAAGGCCGCTGTGAAACCATCCCACAACACGCCTATGGTCCCGTCCCATATCGATTTGGCGTTGCCAAGGGCCTTGCTCCATTGTCCTGTGAATAGGTTGAAGAAGAGCATCATGCCGTTCTTCAGCAAGTCCCATATGGGCATGACTATGCCATCCCAAAGCGACCTCATGACCTTGAGCAAGGGCTCGAAAGCGTCCTTTATGAACTCGAAGGCATCGACAGCCTTCTCCTTTGCGAACTCGAAGGCCTTACCTAATGCGCTCCCTATCTTGGATGCGACACTACCGAGTTTCTGCATTTCTCCGCCTATTCCCATCAGACTCTTGCTCATGCTAGCAAGTTGATTGAGAACTATGCCTATTCCCTTTGCCATCAGAAGTCCTCCGTCTCAAGGAACGTGTAGTCGAAGTCGACAGTGTCGTTGCTGGCGTTCTGGGAAGCCTGTTGCTTCTCATGCTGAATCCTCTCCTCCTCGTTAGCCGCAAGGGCCCAAGAGAGGGATTGTCTGAAGATTGGCTCGCTCATACTGTACACCTCATGTAGTGATATGCTGTAATGTTTCGCTACGATGTAGGCGAACAATTGCATCTGCATGTCTAAATCTTCGGATGACTCTATCTTCCGCTTCTTCAGAAACTGCCGAACCCTCAACTGTTCGCCTTCGTAAAACCCCCTTGCATCGCCTCCGCCAGCTCATCTGGCTTAGGTAGTAGTGCTGCTATCTGCTGGCCCACGTAGGCGTTGAGGCTCATCATCTCCTCGACAGACAGGTCTGGGTTGGTTCTGACGACCCACTCTTTGAAGGCGTAACGCCAGTAACCGTCTAGGTTGATGGATATGTCATCCCCTTGCATGGAAAACATGCTCTGTGCTGCTTTCTGCACGTCAAAGAACGTAAGGTCCCTCACCCAGACTTCCATCTTCATGTCTGGGTTATCGCGGTCTGCACTGATTTCGTGCCTTTGTTCACTCTTCCTCGTAATTAGGTTGTGTTTGTCTACTATCGTCATGTTGTGTCACTTCCTCGGTTGCAGCCTCTTGCGAGGGGGCATCCGGCTCATCTTCAGCAGCCTCTTGCGAGGGGGCTTCCGTTTCGCCTTTGGTCGGTTGCTCGACTATACCTGCGTCATCGCGTCTCAGCCTTAACACTACCTCAGATTTGGTACCTCTAATCGTGATTCCCCTAAGTCTGCACTGGTCTTGTAACTCACGCACGGTGAAGGAGTTGTAGTCAACCTCCCCACCAAACGGGTTCTCGTCTATGACCTCCTCAACCTCATCAGGAACTTCCTCATCAGGAGCTTCCTCCTCCTCAGCTTGAGCTTCCTCCTCCTCTTCCTGAGCTTCCTCGATGCTGTCTTCGTGAGTCTCCTCCTCTCCTTCTTCGATGGGCTCAGCATCTTCCTCGAATATCTCCTCGATTACCTCCTCTATGACTTCTCCTATGTCGTCGGCTAGACCCTCTATGACGCTCATAGCAGCCTCGACCCAGCTAGGCTTCTCCTCGATGACATCCTCAATCTGCTTGTCCATGAGCCTCTCGAGCACCATGTCATCGACCTCGCTTCTGGTTCTGGATGCCAAGAGGCTTGAGGCCCATTCGGTGTCGGACCTCAACTCGACTCTCTGCAAGAGCCAGTGCACGTAATTCTCATGTGAGTTTCGTCGGTAGTAGCTGACTCTACTGACGGCTATTGGTAGCATGTTATCACTCAGGCATGTATGATGGTATCGACTGCGATGACCTTCACTGCCTTTGGTAGTATCTTCAACGTTGCTCTTAGTGGCCCCTTGTCCTCGGGTATTGGTAATGGTGCCTCCACTATGTAGTAGTCATCAATGAGTATGTCTATGCTCTCTGCCGTGCCACTGGACACGACCTTGGTGAACGAGAGGCGTATCATGTCGGAGTCTGTCTGTGCCGCTTCGTCCGTGTCGTCGAAGTTCTCCACAGCTCTTCTCATGTTGTGGTAGAAGAGGGGGTCGTCTACTATTATCTCCATGTCCAGCTCGTACTCGGTCTTGCCCTCGACTGCCAGAGTGGGGTTACGACTCCCTGCGAACGGCACTTGGTCTGTCGAGCTATTAGCTGTATTAGCTGCGTTTATCGTGTAGTACTGCTCTACGCCAGTGCTACCAGTGAGTGTGAAGGAGACCACTTGGCCCAGTTGGGTGCCGAGCATCGAGATATTGCCGTTGTAGAACATGAATGGCTTCTGCGTGCCCTTCTCTATTCCGGACTTCTTTCTCTCTACCTCTGTGTTGGCAGTGTCCTCGAAGAGTCTGTGAGTGTTGTATCTATCTCCACTATTCTTACCACCTGAGAAAGAGGCAGTCAGCGTGATGACACTGTCTGATATGGCTGTGCCACTAGGAGTCGTGTTACCAGCGGAGGACTTGTCGTCTTGAGTCAGAGTCACGACCGCATCTGATGATGTGGCTCCAATCTTCAGAGTTCCTGCTGCTTTGGCCGCATTGACTGCTGCGGCTATGTTGGTGGCAAATTGATTGGCATTGCTGTTAGCATTGCTAAAAGCTATCTTTGTTGCCGTAGATGACGACAAGCTGTTATCGATGCTGAAGTTCACGGTATTGGTGCCATCGCTGAGCGTAAGCACACGTGTGTTGGCTTCCCCGGCACTCTTAGAGAGAGCGGTCAAAGTTGCAGTGGCCACAGCTCCCTCCAGTCTACCGGTGTCCGTGTAACACAGAGCCGAGTCGAAGTTAGCAGTGAGCCTGAGAGCGGCATCCGTGTCTGCGGTCAAGCTGTAGCTAGTGACCTTGCACCCACGGAAGACACGTGTAAGTTGCTTGGAGTCAGTCGCCCCTCCATCGAATGTGCCTGCATTGCTGTCACTGTCCCTTCTCCTCACACTGACTTCCATTGCGAAAGAGGGCACTGTGGCTCTTGAGAAGAACAGGTGACTAACTGGGTTTTCCAATCCACCTGTCGCAGCGGTTCTATGTGGACTGCCATTGCTATTATCTGTTGCATATCTAGCGAACTCAACCACGGTATCGTCCTCGTACGAGTAGAGAAGTGGGTCATCCAGCCAGATGGTCCCTGCACCCCCGCTGACTGTGATGGCCACTATCCTACGCGCTTCTTCCTTCAAGGCCTTGTCTATGATATTAGTTGCATTGACATTCGGCCAAGCATCAGCATCAGCATCACCACCAACACCAGTATCGCGGTAAGTCTGGACATCTACTCTGTTTGTGGTATTTGTGGCGGAGTCACCACCAAGTAGGAAGACGTAGTCCCCAACGGATACGGCACTCCCGCCAATAACGGGGTCCGTGCTACCGCTGCTGTCGAACTTTATGAGGGAGGCACCGGAGCTGACAGCGCCATTGAGTTTGAAGGTATCACTAGCATGCCCGTCCTGTCTGACGTTAGGTGCGCTTACTACTTCCTGACCCAAGCAGTAGTAGAACCACCTGCCGTTGTGTATGTTGCACTCGAAGGACCCACCGACGTTAGTGAACCTGCCCGGAACCTGAACTGCCACATCCCTACCAAGCCCCACAACGTGGTACCTCTTGAGGTCCACCTTGGTCTCCGGTAGAGCGACAGTACTCACCAAACCGACGAACTGGTCTGTGAGCACGCTCTCAGAAGTCGCGTTAGCGTCATCTTGGTAAGCCATATCAACATCAATAGAAGGTGTGGTGAATGGTAGGATTGTCATGGAGTCACCAGCTTCGGAGTCCTTGTCGGCGGCGCTGTGGTCCGTCTTCAGAGCTGGTGTTATGGTCAGCTCGGTCTTGCCGTCGTTGTCATTGTTAGCGTCATTAGCGACCTCCTGCTTGATAATTGTAAATACTCTACCTGTATCAGCGTAATCATCTTCCTGTGAGAAGCCAGTGCTACCGCCTGCTATCGAGAATATCACTCTGCTACCCACTAGCATGCCATTGGGGAACTCGAGTATGCCAGAGTTCACGGGGGTATTTGCGGTTCCACCGCTCAACACGATGACGCTCGTGTCCTTCACCAAATCTCGATGAGGCGCATTAGCTGCGTTAGCCCCGGTCTCGAACGAGGCAGTGAACTTGAACGAGCCCGCGTAGTTGTGCTCCAAGAGTATGCCAGACTCGTGTCCGAACGTTACTTCGGACAAATCTCCACGATATACTGTCGACGGCATGTTCCTCTACACCTCACGGGATAAGCTCTGCAAAGATAACTACTTCTATCTGGTAGTTCATTCTGAAGAGTTTCTTGGTCCTATCTGACAAATCTGTCCTTGTTTTATATACCAGCCTGTCGAAGTTAGTACCATCTCCCTTCCTCTTCAGGTGGATGCATCTCCTGAGCTCGTTCTCCATGGCTTGGAAGTGCTCCCTGCTACGTGTGGTGCGCATGTCCACAGTGATGTTTATTCTCGTTGTGACGAAGTCGTACAGCAGCTCTGGAGTCTCCTCGTTGTGCGCTGTCTCGAATACGAGCACGAAGTCAGTTCGGTCTAGGTCGAGGCGCTTACCCCTCTCTGCACCTGTGTCGGCTATGTCGATTATGACTGGCTTGTAGTTGTTGGTGTTACCCCTGTTCCAGTTATCGTTGAGGACGTCAATGACGACGTTCAGACCCTCTTTGAATGTGGCTACCATGATTAGAACTCCATGAATTCGGTCTTCCTGCGCTGGCGGTCATAGGCATCGTGGTCTGGCACTATCTTGCCTCCGACGTTTCTCAGCTTGTTCTGCATGAGGGTTGGGGACTCGGTCATCATCCTCCTGTCCACTCTGTCCTTGAGTGCTAGCTCCTGCTCCAGAGTCGCCTCGTCCTCCTCCACTTCGCGCTCAGAACGCTCCACTGCCTCACGATAGTCACCATCCCCCTCTTTGATGGCTCTCTGCAAATCCTGTTGCACCTCTCCTGCACTGAGCTCAGCCTCAAGTTGCTTCTTGTACTCCTCGTAGACCAAGCGTTCCATTTCCCTACTCAAAAGTAACGACCTCCACGTACCTGCCGAAGACCTTGTCTATGTCAGCCCTGTAGAGTTGTATCTTGGCCCCTAGGTCCACGTTCTGAGTGCCTTCTGGTATGAGGACGCTTCTGTCGTCGTTCATGAGCAGGTCTATCGCAACCATCTTGGTGGTAATGTCCTCTATACCCTTGTCGACGTACCTCTCCCCATAGATGTAGGACACCTTGACGGCATTCCACTCGAAGAACGGGTATGAGTTGTTGAAGTAGATTATGCCCATCTCCGGGTCCATCCACCAGTCTCTGAGCCTACCTCTGTCACCACTGGAGCTACCGCCCTGCAAATCGACTTGTAGTCTATGTTGAGTCAGAATGCCTGCTATGTTAGATAACGCACTGCCTATGACTATCACACACCCAGTGAATGTGGTGTCAGTCTTGCCTGTGTATCTGAATACGTCACCACTAGCATCAACCACTACACCAGCATCAGCGAACCCGCCGGTGCTGTCTACGGTGATTGTGGTGCTATCGAGGGATGAGAAGGTCGCGGTGTTGGATGCCGTTTGACTAATCTGTATATTGCTGTCAGTCGTGACTATGCTGCAAGTCTCACCACCCTTAGTGCCCCTCATGCTAGTTAGCTTGACTATACCACTACCTAGGTCGGAGTTGGCTGTAGCTAGGAACTCGTTGTTCATAGCCACATTGGACGTGTTGCCCTCTAGGGTGAACACCGGAGCGAACTCGACAGCGGTCTTACCCACTCTGTCCTCCTTGTTGATTAGGTCAGAGAGGTTCTGAGCTGACGTTATCTTATCGAAGTCGGCTCTCCAGTTGTTGGTGCCACTACCGATTGTGAGAGTCCCTGAGCTACCGTTACCGGGCGATACCACGATGGAGCCACTCAGTGAACGCACGTCATCTGGTAGTGTGATACGAGCCTCAGCGGCCCCTATCTCCCTGTAGTCGTCACCCTGCCATAGCTCCAGTCTCAGAATCTGCTGTACGTTCCTGAACAGCAGTGGGGTAGTGCCGACGTAATCAGTGTAGTATCGACGCCTGTATGGCTTGTACGTGTCGAAGTTGATGTACTCGGCCTGCACCAAGTACGGGCGCCAAGCGTTGTGAGTGAGATTGTCGATGTGGTCCTGCATACGCAGTATGACGTCATCCACCTTCTTCTTCGTCACACCACGGGTTCTTCCGTCGGTGAATGACGCTGTGTTCTGCACGTATGCGTTATCAGCGCTCTGGAAGTCCGCTGCGGTTATGGTTGAGCTGAATCCCAGCTTCACACCATTGATTGAGCTAGTGATGGCAGTGATTGTCCTCTCTAGACCAAGGGGGTCCGCATCCGAGTAGATTAGTATCGTATCGCCTACGGAGAAGCCTATGTTCCTGTAATCCGTACCAGTGACGTACACGCCATCGCTATCACTGTCTGATGCTACTAGCACTGCCTCCTGCGGACCTATGTCCAACAGGTCGGCTACCTTTTGAGCTGTGGTATATACTGTCTCAGTGGGGTCAAGTGGTCTTGTCTCTCCCTCACCCGGACTGAATACCTGTGGCATTACTCTCCACCTTCCTGCATAGTGGGATATAGATAGGGTGAGGCTTGCCTTATTTCCTCTTCTTGGATGCACCTGTTACATACGGTTGAATCTACATCGGATGGTTCTAATGTTGCTCCACATCTCTTACAAGCCTCATGCCTCTTACCCGGTAGAAGTTTGAGAAGTCTCCAAGACTTATCGAATGCACTCACAGTCTCGCCTCCTCATCACGAGTAGCGAGGTTGTACTCCATAGGCTTGTCGCATGAGCCACAAGTGGCCCTCCACATGAAGTGGAGCATACCACAGTGCTTGCACCTAGTGCCTGAACCGATGTTCATCACATCAGAGACCTCAGCAGTCCTAGCTCGTTGCTTGCGAGTAACCCCCTTGAGGGGATTCTCAGTATCTACCTCATGCTTGTAGGAGATGTCTGCACGCACGTCTTGCTTCTGGAATCTGCTGATGTCGTCTATGTCAATCTCTACTGACTCTAACCCCATGCATACCCCTCACCATCAGCTTGTTGCTACAACTATGAAAACATTACCTAGAACGGTAAATGGCTCAACTGATATCGGGTCGTTACTGGATATAGCATTGACCACTGCGGTCTGTATAGCTGTCTTAGCAGTGCTGTCATTGAAGTCAGCAGGCGCAAAAGGCCCCAATATCGTACAAGTCTTCGTCACCTAGGTCACCGCCTTAATCAGCGCTTTCCTAGTGCCCACCAACGACCAGTGTTTCCGCTTACGCAATCTACTGTCAAAGAGCCGGGTGCGGCAGTTGTGACGATAGCAAAAGCCCCGTCTACTCCACCTCCCGTGTTGTCCTCGGTATCACCGATAACATCTGCTGCAAGTATGTTGGATAGTCCTGTGACTATTGTCCCAGTGTCTACGCTGTCTGCATTCCATGTTCCGGTAACCAGTAATAGGTCTCCCAATGCGTGTGTTCTGCTGTCTGTTGTGCTACTAAATGCCATTATTCTTCATCTCCTGTTTCTGTTGTTTCAACTGCCTCTTCAACGGGGATTTCCTCCACCGCTTCTTCGACTACTGGTTCTACGACTGGCTCCGGGTTCAAAACACCTTCCACCATATCCAGTAGTGTCATCTTTGTTTTGAAGCCACCACTGACTTTCACACCGTTTGATTTTAGCCAATCGGTGATTTTTGCCTTAGTCCATTCTGAATCGGGTATGCCGTCTCCTAGTAGGTCAGCGTGTGCGCCTTCTACTTTGAAGTCAGCTCCGAGTCGGGCGCCCCAATGGGCAACCCACTCGTCGCTAACCTCGTGCGCTACTCCCCTGACCCAGTCAGGCATAGAGGCATCGAGATTACGACGCCTTTTCTGCGCTCCTGTGTAGGTTACTGTGGGCACTTACCCACCTCACGAATAGAATACTAGTACTTGTCCGCTAGTGACAGCGCCTGTAGCTTCCAGAGTGATTACTTTTCCGCTGAAGGAAAGACCTGCGGTCTGACCGTTGTTAGCGGTAAAGGTCGTCATGAATGCTCCAGTGATTGCACTGATGCCACCTGCAAGCGTTACTGTGTTGCTGTCTGCGATTGTTCCTAGGGTTAGGATAGCCATCTTTGGTGCTGGGTCGTATCCGTTTGCTCCATCGCTGTTTACTGCTGCGAAGGTGCCTACGCCACCACCGGGGTAGGTAACGTCTCCTGCTCCATCTAGGTATTCGGTCGTGTCCTGAGAACCAGCTCTTAGTTCCCAAGCTCCTGTTACGGCGGCTGTTAGTGAGCCACCTGCTGCTGTTGCTGTTAATTCTTCTGCCATATTCATTTCACCTCTTTAATTCTCCACTTATGCTCCAGACTCACTTAAGGTCACGGATGCTCCCCTGTGCTCCAAAGAAAGTAGTCCAAATCTCGCCCATGGTTCGATAGAGACCCTCTTGGCCCAGTCTGTTGATTGCGAACGGGTCACCGGTTTCGATGCCGCTCTCGAAGTACTGCGTTGGTATTGCAGTGCTGAAGTATAGGTAGTCTGTGTCTAGGTAGTACATCCTGCTGATTCCGTCAGATAGCATGTCCTTGGTTGGGATGATTGGTACACCGTTGTAGGTTGCGACAATGAATCCTGCCTCAATACCGGGTACACCCTTTACACCGTTGTAGGTTGGGGTAACTCTCTTCTCTTCCATGAACCTCTGCTGGGACTGTAGCAATTGCTGAATCCTCATCAGAGTGTCGTATCCAGTTAGGATGACCTTGGGGTTTCCACCACGAATCCAGAGCTTCTGGAACATCTCGTCCATTACGTCCAGTGTTAGGACTCTCTGGCTGGAGGCCTGAGCATCTGCCGCACAGGACATCTCTGCTTCGGACCACGAGTTAGCGGACCTGTCAATCGAGTAGATGTCTAGGTCTGTTGCCGCTGTTACGTGGGTGTTGCTGCTGGAGGTCTTCAGACCGGTTAGTCCAGCGCTTCCACCGTCGTTTGCAGTGACTCTGTCGAGGGACTCGAAGTTGTTTGCCGCTGGTGTGTCTACGTCTGTTAGAAGCATCTTGTTGACCATCTCAGCGTGGTGCTTGCCCATCTCTTCCTTCATGACTGAGCGAATATCTCCCAATCCGTCGTCCTTGTCAGCTAGGAAGATAGCAGTCTCGGACATATCGAACGTGTGTGCGATTGTCTTTGGCTTTGCTGCTACGTGCTGGAAGGTAGGCCTTACAGTCTCAGGTAGTGTTGCGTTCTCAGCAACTCCACCGTGTAGGACACCATCGTTGTTTGGTCTTGCTGTGATAACTCTCCAGCCGGACCTGTCCCATGGTCTCTTTGGTAGTATTGAGAAGGCGTTGAACTCTTGGTTGAGTTGCGACCAGACCTTGCGACCATAAATCGCTTGGTATGTTCCACCTGTGGTTGACAGCATTGGGCTGTCAGCCTTGAGTAACTCGCTACCAGTGTAGGAGTAACCCATTGCGTTCCCGGCGCCATAGTAGTAGCGCTCCATGTCTGTTATTGTTCGTACATAATTTCTTGCCATATTTTTCACTCTCCTTTAATTCTCAAATCTCCGGTACTCACTCGAACGTCTTTGACGCCAAGTGGTGTACTTCCTCCCATGACATTTGTGCTAGGTCTTCGGTCGAAGGAACGACCACTGATGGTGCGCTCTCTGACTTGCGAATTTCTGCGCCTTCTACGGCGGGAGATGCTATTTCATCGAGTCTTGCTCCTAGAGCTTCGATGGACTTCTGGATATCAGCTAGTGGGCTGCGAGCATCGAAAGCTGCTGCCTCTGCCTTTGCGATTTCGTTTCTCCTCTCTGAGTTGAACCTCTCAGCGAAGTGCTTCTCTAGGTCAGACTTGAACTCCTGCTCCATTGCTGCAGCCTTGTAGACCTCGTAAGCCGACTCGACCTCTGCATCAGAGACGGTAGTTGCGGAGATAAAGTCAGATTTCTCGACTTTTCCACCTGCACCGGTTGTAGCGGCGATTGCGCCAGTTGAAGGTGACCCTCCCTCTTGCACTCTGCCCTTTACCTGTCCTGTGTGCTGTGTGTACCCAGCGTCCCACTCTTCAGGTGTGGAACCTAGGTTGGCTTTCTCAAGGTCATCAAAGTGGTTTCTTGCGGCGTCTGTATCTACTCCACCGCTCTTCAAGGTGTCTTCCATCCAGTTTAGGTAGCTTGAGGTGATTACATCTGAGTATTCCTCAGACTTCTCGACCTCGCCCTTGGATGCTTCTTCCTCAGCCTTGTCTTTCATGTCCTTGTCATCCTTGGCTCCGTCCTTTTTCTTGTCCATGTGCTCTTTGAGTCCTGCTGGCATGCCTTTCTCCATGTCATCAAGTCTTCCCTCAAGGCGCGATAGAACATCGCCAAGTTGCTTCATCATTTCGTTGTCATTTTCTGTTTCTGTCATTTCTGTCACTTCCGTGTCTTCTTTTAGTATGCTAAATGTTGCTTCGGGATTTATTCCTTTTTCGCAAATCGTTATTTCATGAAGCTCCAGTTTGCTAATTTCTTGGTAATCGCCTCTCTTCTGGTCTGATTTTCTGACCCTCTTAAACGCTTGACCACCGATACTGAATCCTCTGAGAACGCCCTTTCTGATTTCTGCTGAAACCTCTTTTGCCTTCTCGATGTCGTTTCTGAGTTGTACTACTACAAACATCCCGACATCATCGACTTCGCTTTTCCACAACCTCCCTTCGTTATCTGTATAATTTGGTATTACATCTCCAACTTGTATATTACTGTGAGCCAATTGAACATTTCTATAAGACGGATTCTGCATAAATTTGTTGAATGCGTCCTTCAATGCCTCCTTCGTTATTACGTCACCCTGCTTGTCAACTACTTCTACGCTCGCATATCCAGCCACAATGAGGTCGTTTCCGCCTTTGAGGACGACCAGAGGGTCGTCGTCGTGGTTGAAGAGCTGTTGACTTCCGAGCACACTATCAGCCACAACGTACTGCTTTACTACTTCAATGCTTTGGGAATCGAAATGTATATCTCTAAGAGTCATTTTCGATAGACTGCTCTGATGTTTGTTTCAGTTTCTTCTTCCTTCCGGGATAGTCATCTGGTTTCTCTGGGTCCGTCCCCGGACGTTCTTTCATATCATAGTCAGGTAGGCTCTGCTCGCCAATTAGCGTAGTTGGGCCTCTTGGGCTCTCAGTTCCATCCCCTACATCTATGCCCAATCCCCTGCCACCGCTCATGGGATAGTGGCCTGCGAACCCCTTGTCGAGCTTGTCAAGGACCTTCTCTATCATTTTCAGCGCTTTCATTGTGTCCTTGGGCTTGAGCAGTATGTTCTGGTCCTTCTTGGGTTTGAGGATTCCTGCGCTCTGATTCTCTATCCTACGGGCATGCTCATCAGTCATGCCCTCGTCCTCTTCCAAGTCTGGTATCTCGAGCTCCTCCTTCTTGAGGTAGGCGAATCCCCTCTGCCAGAAGGGCTCTAGGCTCTTGGCTAGCCTGACTGAGTAGTCTGACGAGGAGACTCCGCCTATCGCCGCCATCGGGTTGGTTGGCCCCTCTTCGGTGATTTCGTACTTCACTATGTCCTCTGGTAGCCTCAGTATGAAGTGCTTGTCCTCTATCTCCATCGTGAATGGTATGTGGTAGAGTATGTCCTCCTTGGCCAGCATGACCCACTTGGGGTGCTTCTCCTCTCCCTTCATGTAAGTGGACTTGGCGTCCCTTATCAGTAGCATGTCGTTCTCCTTGCCTAGTGACTCCACTGCCTGTTTCAAGCCGACTTCGTCCGTGACCCTGATGTCCGATGGGCTTGGTATGTGCACTGGGTGATAGCTGTCGAACTGCCCCCTGAGTATCTTGACCCTCTCACGGGTGGTCAGGTCGGTGACGTCGTCCTTGTCGTACATCATTATGTCATTGATGAACAGCTCGCCATTGACCATAGCTGCATCCACCACGAAGTTCTTCTTGCACGATGAGCGTAGCGCCGACCTCAAATCGTCACTGGTGGACTGGTTCTCGCCCTTCTCGTTCTCTATGTAGATGTGATTGCCCTTCTTGCTGACCTTGCACCTCGTTCCCTCCCTGTGGACTGAGACTACCCACTCACCAGTGAAGCCCCTGAGCTGTGACATGTCATCTAGCTCGAATATCCTGTGCATGGGCTCTATGAGGGGAATCTCCTTGGGTAGGTCGGCCTTATTCATTATGTTGTGGTCCTTCTGGTGAGGGAACTGACCAGTGCTATCTGGGATGGACATTGCGGACCCGCTCTGCACTGGCATGGAGTTCTGCATCATTGACTGGATGTGCTCGGTAGTGTGAGTGTCGCTTAGGACCGACTGTAGCATAGACACGGGTATTGTGTTGTAGTCGACTGGTTGGGGGTTCATCCCAACCACCGTCTCAGAGCCGTCGTGCTCGAGGCCGAACTCGGCTGTCATCTCATGACCCGTGTCTAGGGCGCCGTCGTTAATGACGTCTAGGGGCACTATGCCGCTTTGGCTGTTGATTGAGCGTATTGGGCTATCGTCATACCCGCCTATCAGGCTTGCGGAAGATGTCGGCATCTCGGAGGTAATCTCCTCGGGAGCTATAGCTGGGTTGAAGGACATGATGTGGCTAGCTATGTCCTTGATGGGGAGGTGCCTCTTTCGGGTTTGCGAGCCCTTACCGGGAGGGTTCGGGTGAAGCAAGGGGCCTCCGTCTCTGGATACGATGCCCTTGCCGTCCCCCTTCGTCTTGGCTTGTGGCGGTCGCTGAAGCTGTAGGCCATACGCATCTAGCTTAGCGGGTGTGCCCACCGCCTTTGCACCAAACCAAGACATCGCGCTGTGTATGGGTATCCTCTGTGCGAGGGTTTTGAGTTTGTTTTTCCTTTCTGGGTTGTTACTTCCCGTCGGCCAGTCTCTCTTGTCGTTGGCCAGAGCTATGTCCAAGGCGTCATGGACGCTGTCATGTCCCCTGACGTGAGTGAACATGTCCTTGTCCTCATCGTTCCAGTCGTGGCCTATCCCAGCTAGCTTGCCAAAGGACATGGCAATGACCTTTCCTCTGATGTCTTCGCTGTTCAACCAGTTAGATACGTATTCCTTGTGGGCCTCGTCGTTAGGCAGGCCCAATATCTCCAAGGCCTCGTCCACACCAGTGTCAGGGCCTATCGTGTGGTTGTCCATTATAGTGGGTTGTTGCAGGTAGTTGGATATGAGGGCATGCATGTCTGAGGTGGTTTCCTGCTCCACACCCCTCCTGATGTCATGCCCGTAGGAGGTCAGGGAGTGACCATCGTCTAGGTGTATTGAGCGCATTGCCCCTGATAGCAGGGCATACGAGTTAGCTAGCGCTTTGGGGTTTTTTGGGTGGAATGCTAGTGGTATCTCTCTTTCCACTTTCTCCCTGAGCTGTCTGGCTCTTTGAACTACAGCTCTGTTATCGGATGATATCAGCTTCTGTAGGCTCTCCCTCGCACCATGGCCCGAATATCCGCTGACAGCTCTATCTTCCTGCTCCCTCTGTATCTCCATCAGGGATTTTATG